TCACGATCACCATTTGCACACCAAACCTTGACTAATCATCTTAAGAAAGAACATAAGGAAGTACATGCTTAAGTTCTTATTTGGAATGCTTGCTGGCTATATTGTGGCTAATATTGAGTTTGCTATTTGGGTAGTTAAGAAAGGTTATAAGTCTATTTATGACATACCAGACAAAAATTGATTTTGACAAGAAGTTGTCAAAGTATGTTTCACAAACTTGTTGGACATGTGGTGCATATATTCGTACTAAGGATAAGGCTAGGCTTTCATTGTTTATGCTTGACCATTGGGGTAAAGATGGCATTAAGCGTTGTACCCCGACATTTTATGGCAAGTTGGTAAACAAGTATATGATGTGGCGTACTCGCAATATATGAGAGATCACTTTAAAAAACTTTGGTCTACCATTCTGTCTAATGGTGTACGCCAAGACGCTGATGGTAATTGGACCGTAATTAATTCGTCTACCAATAAGCGTAGGATGGAAGGAAAGGCCTCTAGTGTTGGTGGTGTGGCTGGTTCACAACAACAGCAGTGGGTTCCTGCAAAGATATATGTAACACCAGAAGAACTGAAAGAGGTTTGGGATAAACAACTTGGCAAATGCTATTGGTTTGGTGTAGACTTAGACTTAGACCTTCTATACAAAACTCATCCCGACTGGATGCCAAAGCACCCTATGTGTCCTAGTATAGATAAGATTGATGTAAACGGAGATTATACAAAAGAGAATATTGTTATCACAACTAGGTTTGCCAACTTTGGTAGAAATGTTTGTGACTTTGACAAGTTCCATGACATAGTAAGGATTTTAAAAAATGCATAAAGCAGTAATATTTGATGTTGACGGAACACTAGCAAATGTTGATCCATACCTACATCACATTAGAAACATTCATCACAGTCCTAATTTTAAGAAAGACTTTGATACTTTTCATGCTGAATCAATTGATGCTGAGCCAAATGCCGAAGTGGTTGAGATGCTTAATAGGGCTTTCTTTGATCAGCATCATGTAATTATTGTTACATCCCGCAGAGAAACATGGCGTGGTGTTACTTCATACTGGTTAGCAAAGAATGATATTGGACACCACGCTTTATATATGCGTAAAGATGGTGACTTCAGACCTGATTATGAAGTAAAGAAAGATATTCTTCTTAGTATTAAGAAGCATTGGAATGTTATCCATGCCATTGATGATAACCCAGCAGTGTTAAAGTTATGGTTTGAGTATGGTATTCCAACCACTAAGATTGGTGATTGGGATGGCAATAGGGACTAAAAGGCTTCTGTGCAGTATTCGCAGTACCAACTAGGTTTATCTATGGCATTAATATCACCTATTATGACTGTACCCTGCTTAGATAGGTCTATTAGATCTGGTGTTACTTGACCATAAATAACTGGTGTTGCTGTATTTTTACAAATTGGGCACATAGGTTAATGGTATCACACTTGCAAAGACTGAGGAATTAGGATATACTGTATATATGTTTTGTGGGGATTGTGGGTCTAGGTTAATCAATGGCGACTGCAACAACTGCTTTAAAAACAAAAATGCATTAAGAGAGTTTGAAGAGGAGTCAGATGACTAACTGGACAGAAGAACTAACAGATGAACAAAAAGCACAAGTTTGGGACTTTATTGTGTTTACTGTTAAAGAGATTAGAGAGCAGATTGCAATGGATATTCTTGCTACCTCCGATCTTTGGGCAGCAAAGGGTTTAAATAAATCCCGCCGTACCCAGAAAGCATTTAAGATTTCTGCTGCTATTGCGAGAGGACAAAACGAAGTTGAAGTTAATCAATCTAATTAAATCTATCAAGTGTATGTTTTCTGAACACACCCTTGTGCCTGCTGGTTCTTGTCCATTTACTGGTGCAACCTATCGCTATTGTGAAAGATGTAAGATAATGATTCCAGTTCAGGTCGTGCAATAATGTGGTCTTGGATACTTGCAGCAATTGGTGTAACTGGTATATTCTTAGTTGGTCGCAAAACTATCTGGGGATGGTTAATTTTATGTGTCAATGAATGTTTATGGATTGCATATGCTTTAGCAACTGATCAATATGGTTTTATCGCAATGGCTTTAGCATATGCTGCTGTATATATTAAATCATATATACATTGGAAAAGAGATGAAAGATTGGAGTTAGAAAATGAAAAAGATTTATAAGTGTGATGAATGCCAGACAATTATTACTATTGAGTCTGAAGTACATGACCTTGGAGATTCAATTACATGCCCTTGTGATAAAGAGATGTTTTGGTTAGCGAGAAATATCTAATGGATCCACTTTCACTTGGCATTGGCTTTATTTTTGGATGGATTGTTTCTTATGTACAGAATAAGGATTATGATGAAAAATAGTTATGATGTTCCAAAAGATATTCGTGATAAGATTATTAAAGACTATATGATGAACTCATATCATTGGACAATTGGTTTAGGAATGTTTATTATTGGTGTATTAGTGGGGGTATTGGTAAGTGGCTGATCCAAATCAAACGCCTGGCCCAGATAGATTTCAATGGGCTTGCCCTTGTGCAGGTTGCAGCAAGGCTGTGGCATATGAACGCAAACAACTGATTGAAATTATTGAAAAAGTTAAGCATGACTACCTAGTTTATCGTGGTTCTTCATTCAATGCAGATGGTACACTCTATTGGGCTAAAGATGATGCATGTGCTTACGCTGAAGGCATGGATAAGGTAGTTGAATTAATTAAAGAAAGAATGCCAAAGCCAAAGGTGAGAAAATGAAAAACAAAAATGAAAGTTTGATGATTGCTTGGTGCGATAATGGCCTTGTTGATGGCAAGTTTGCAAATGGACTATTAACATCCGTATTAGGGTCAGGAGTTCCAGTTAATTACATAGCAAGAATTCATGGAAATCAAATAGCCAGACAGAGACAAGAGGTTTTTGATCATTGGGCAGATAATATTAAAACAGATTGGCTGTTTTGGGTAGACTCAGATATTGTTCTTACTCCAGAAACTTTTAAAAAATTATGGAATCTTGCAGATAAAAAAGAAAAACCAATTGTAACTGGAGTGTACTTTGTAGCAGCAGACGGCGAAGTAAGTATGTCTCAACCTTTACCAGCAATATATCTTGACCATGAAGGAAGTATTGATATTCATAATATACACCCTTTACCAAAAGATGAGGTAATTAAAGTTGACTACGCTGGTTTTGGACTAGTTCTTATGCATAAGTCTATAGTTGAAAAGATGAGAAGCGTATCTGATGGATACTCATTATTTTTAGAAGAACATACAGAACAGTCTTTTTTAGGAGAAGATATTTCGTTTTTTAGAAAACTTAAAAAAACAAATCTGCCTTTGTATGCTCATACTGGAGCAGTTGCAGAACATGTAAAGAGATTTCCTATTGACATAAACTATTATAATTTATATTGGAATAGTTTAAATAATCAATAACTAGAGGAGCAGTAGCCAAGTTGGTTAAGGCCCCGAACTCATAATTCGGTTATCGTAGGTTCAAGTCCTACCTGCTCTACTTATATACTTTTTTAGTCCAAATTAATGATTGATATGCTCTATTAATTTTTGAAAGTATCTTAAAATCTTTAACATATTGCTCTTCAAGTTTTCCTGGCTTTTCTTTTTTCATTGACCAACGATCTCTTTTTATTGGAATTATTTGTGCAATAGGTGTTCCTTTTTCAATAATTCCATTAAAATCAGACCTAATAAAAAATGTTATAACTAAATCTCTATCATATTTATCAGAGTCAATTATTCCAGAGAGTGTGTTGAATGGTAAATCAAATCTATTTAGCGGATGCGTTATCAATATACTATAATTTTTGGGGGTTTTTACTGTATAGGCTGTGTGAAATCTCCATGTTTGACCAAGACATAGTGCTGGAGTAGGAATACCATTTGATCTAAATGGTAAATCTTTATCAAAAAATAAAGTTGTGTTTCTTTCTATTCCATAGTTAATAAAGCATTCTCCATTTGTGTTGATAACCTCAATATCTTGAGGAAGACAGATCATATAACCTGCAGTCAATGTATCAAGAAAAGGCACACACTTTTTTACTGTGCTTTTAAATCTTGTAAAAAGAGTTGGATACTGTCCAGACATATCACTATTAAAATCATTGTATTCCGCTGGAATCTTTTTAAACCACTCTGGAACAACAGTTGATGATGGAACAATTCCATCTTCTGTTCTATGAACCAATACATCCAATGCTCTTGATTTTATTTTTTTCATAATTTGATTAAAAACCCCTATAGTGATATACTTAGTATATCATAAATCAAAATGTCTCTGTAACTCAGCGGAAGAGTAGTACCCTTCTAAGGTAAAGGTCGTAGGTTCAAATCCTACCAGGGACGCAATTACTTTTCAAATCTAGACGGTTCTGGAAATAACTCTTCTAGTTTATCTTTAATTAAAATAAAAGAGTTATCTTCTGTAGATATAAAATCTTTACTTAAATCAATGTTCTTTGAGTTCTTATATATTTTTACATCATTAGTATTTATTCCATCAGATATAAAAAGGTTGCCATACATAGATCTTGGGGCTAAAGAGAGGTCTATTACCTGTGCTAAATTTGCCTTATTAAGGGCCATAGGGGTATGAACATCATAGTTTAGGGGTTCCTCTATACCCCGCTCTTTTAAGGCCGTTACACAGCCCTTCAAGGCTCTTGCGTAAGACGAGTTTCCGTGCAGTTCTACATGGCTAATAATTTTATCTTTCATTATGCCATCATAATATTTATAATTGTTATTGCTTGATAGCAAGAAAAAATCATCATTCATTATAATAAAATCATTGTTTATTCTATTATCATTAATAATGTTTTTATAACAATTATTTATATTATAAAACTTATTTCCAATATCTTCAACAGGTATATAGTTGCCAGAATACCAGTCTGGCTTTCCGCCAACAACCCAAATCTCAGAAGACTTAAAATATTTTACAACTGATCTAATTGAATATCTAAGTTCTTCATTTTGTCCATTACGACAAATATAAACAAAGTCCATATTAAAAGTATAGCATGATGGTATAATTATTAAAACAGTTTAGGGGTAGAACTTGAGCGTTGACTGGATATCACCAGTGATTGAATACTATAAGATATTCTTTGGTGAAGATGCTGACATTATTATTGATGTTGGAACAAGAGATGGCGATGATGCCTACCTTATGAAAGAAAGATTGAACGGCATTCATATTTATGCTATTGATGCTAGAAAAGAAGCAGCGGAAGAAACAAAAAATAAATATCCAGACTTTAATGTTTTTGAAACTGCTATATCAAACTATATAGGTACAACTAAGTTCTATTCTGTGATATCAGAAGATAAAGACTATTCTGGATCATCTTCTATATATAATAAAAAGTTTAGACGCAAAGAGTATAAGCATGAGGTTATTGAAGTTCCCGTAACAACAATGGACAACTTTATTGAGTCTAATAACCTTGACTATAAGTATTTAGATATTGTTAAGGTAGACATTGAAGGATATACTTATCAATTCCTTGAAGGATTTACTAAGCATATGAATAATGTAAAACTGTTTCACCTTGAAACTGAAAAATATAGTACTCATAAAAATCATAGAAATAATGATGAGATTGCTGAACTATTACAAAGAAATGCATTTGTACTAGTTGCTAAGCAATATGAGTGGGGTAGTGACATTGAAGATCAGATCTGGGTTAATAAGTATCTAATCAATACCGACAAAGAAAGAGACAAATGGCTAAAATATTAATAATAAGTGCTAACCTTCGTGATTGGACAAAGAACAGTGGTGGTAAAGAAAGAACTGCTACCCTTGCTGAAGCATTATCTGCACACGAAGTAACCTTTCTTTCTTTTGTTTGGGGTGGTGATGCTTTTGAAAAACAAATATCCGAAAGTATATATCAGATACAGCCAGAGATATCTGCCGTAGCATTAAAGAAATACAGAAGCCTAATAAAAGATTTTGCTAAAGTTAATCATGATATTTGTTTTGAAATATTAAAAGATGAACTCTCTTCATTTACAAAAAAGGCCAAAGAACTTGCAGCATATGCTGACCTAGTTATTGTTGACCATATGTCCGTTGCACCACTAGTACAGGACATGGGAGATGTTCCAATAGTTTATAACTCACATAATGCTGAACTCACTATGGCACAACAGTTATATCCAAATAATTCAAAGGTTATTGCTATAGTAGAAGGTATAGAAAAGTCAATTATTTCTAATAGTATAGCAACTACATATTGTTCAAAAAAAGATATCAAAGAACTTGAAGATACTTATGGGAAAATAAAAAAGTCTATATATATTCCTAATGGTGCAGTTGCTCAGGATTTTACTGACCCAGTAGAGAGAATGAAATCAAAAGATATTATCTTTGTTGGTAGTGGTCATCCACCTAATGTTGAGGCTGCTAAGAAACTTATACCGCTTGCAAAAATGATGCCTGACTATAACTTTATTATATTGGGCAGTGCTGGCAATGCAATTAAAAATTCTACATACTCTAATAATCTGCAAGTATTAGGTCATGTAAGTGATGAAGAGTTACATCTATATTTTAAAAACTCTTTTGCTTTTATTAATCCAATGGATTCTGGATCTGGAACCCATCTAAAGATGATGAAGGCTTTAAGTTATGGAATACCAATTATTACATCTCAGGTTGGTGCAAGAGGTTTTGCTGCTAACGAAATTGAAGAGTCAATGATTATTGCTGAATCTTTGAATGATATTAAGGATGCCGTAGAAACACTAACAAATAAAAAGGTTTATACTCGTTTGTCACAACAAGGCTACGCACATGGCAAAACTTATGACTGGAAAAAGATTAAGAAGACTTATGCTAACTTTATCAATGATATTTTAAACTCTGTACCAAAAAGATCTAAGCCTAAAGTTGACAACAAGAAAAAAGAAAATATCCTAGTTTATTCTATCATAAGAAATAGAGCAAACAATATTAATAGGTTTCATTCACAGTTGGTTAAGATGGTTAAGAGCAACCCAAACTTTAACTTTTACCTATCAATATATGAGAATGATTCTACTGATCAAACAAAACAACAACTATTTTTAAAAGATTGGTCATTCTTTAAAGGTGTTTCTATTATTACTGAGAACATTGATACAGAGTATTTTGAGTCAGTCAAAAGCGCACAGCGTGTTGAAAACTTATCAAAGGCAAGAAACAAGGCGATAGAGGCTGGTGGCTTCCTTGATAAGATGGATTATGTTCTTATGGTTGAGGGTGATGTTATGTATAGCAATGATCACGCACAAGAACTACTTAACTTTAAAAACAAAGAACCTGACTTTGATATTGTGTCTACCATATCACTAAGAAAAAATGGAAAGCATTACGATTGGTGGGCCACAAGAACCAGCGCAGTATACAATCCAGATAAGTCTGAGATAGAGCCTGACTATGAAAGCAAACAGTATGGAAAGTATTACTCAACATCAAATGGTTTGTGTTTATACAGGGCAAAGGCATTCAAAGAAGGTGTTAGGCACCATTGGATTAATAAAGTAACTGGGGAGTTTGATTGTGAAATGGTAGTTCTATGCCAAGGATTTCATGAAAAAGGATATAAAAATATCTATATCTTATATAAGGCAGAGGCTCATCATTTAGGGTAATAAAAAAACGGACCTATTTCTAAGTCCGTTTCTCTATAAAGAATATTGCTTACTTGGAAGTAGGCTTCTTCTTTGCTGGAGCCTTCTTTGCTACCGCCTTCTTCTTGGCTGGTGCCTTAGCAGTCTTAAGAGCCTTCTCTACAACCTCAACATCTGGAAGTACACCAAATGCCTTGTCGTTAGGGTTAATTGCTCTAAGTGCTACTGGCGCTAGGGCTGCAACTAGTGCTGTCCATAGATCCTTTGGATCTGTTACTCCCGCCATGTATAGTGCGATTCCTGCACCAAGTACTGAGCGACCATAAGATGCCAGTAGTGCTTGTGTCTTCTTATTCATATATTCCTCCTAGGATATGATTTGTGTTAGTACTGTAAAGCCAATCCATAGACCAATAATTCCTGCGACTCCCGCAAAAACTGGTGGTGCTGGTACTGGCAATTTGAATGCTGCGAACACGACACCGCATCCAAAACCTGTTAGTGTTGATAGTAATATGTCTTTCATATTTCTCCTATGAGTAATTCTTTCTTGACCAGTAGGCCTTCTTGTACCCACCTACAAACTTTCTTTTTACTTTGTAGACTTTATTAACATACTCATCCTCATTAAATTTGTCTACTGAAGACTCCCAGTCATCACGCTTAATAAATGTAGTCTGAATAATTGGGGTTCCCGCAGGAATAACCCCCTCAAAACCTTTCTTAAGCAAGAATGGAACTGGTCCTGGAATTGGCCAACTATCTGTATCAATAATTCCCGTCATAGTATGGAATGGCAAGTCAAACCTATTGCTTGGATGATGATACATTGTGCTATATCCTGTAGGCGTTTGCGGTTCCCAAAAACTATTCCAGTGAATCTCCATATTATAATAGCCATCAAAATTTGGGAAAAGATTTGGAGTACCAAATTCTTCTTTTCTTGTTGAAATTGGCCTAAGATCTCCAGCCCAAGTGTAAGATATTAAGTCCTCTCCAGTTGATTCATTTCTTCCATCATATTTAATGTTAACATCACAGGCTAACTCATAGATGTATCCCGAAGTAAAAGAGTCTAGGAATGGTATACATCTTAATGCAGTCGGTGCCTCTGAACCATTATCAAGTTTATGGAATGCTGGCATATCTTTATACCATTTTGGAAGATAGTTTTTTGCTGGCTTAGGACTAAAACCAATAGCACCAACTATTTTATTCTGTGGTCTAAATACTACCTTCTTACTTTTCATCTACTTGCTCCTCTGGCAGTAATTTCTTTAACTCTTCATACGCCTCTGATATTTTTTTTAATGAATAGTAGTTTGGACTCATTGATGCTATATCACCATACTCATTAAAGTAGTTAATCTCTGGTTCAATATCACTAACAAATTTAGTAATACCATTTTGAACTTCTTCAATATAATCAAAAGCCCAATCTCTTGAATCCGAGAGGAACTTTAAAAAATTTTCTTGATGAATTTGTTGATCACTTTTATCTTCTTTGATATTTTTTAAAGTTTTAATATATTCTTCTAAGGCAAAGTTATCAACATAAAGTTTTCCTAAAGACCTTTTTGTAGATACTAACTTAGTTAGAACTACAAAATATCCAATAACAAAACAAAACAATATAGATGAAAGTATAACTACTAGGATACTGTTACTCACTTTAACGCCTCTCTAGTTACCAAAACAATTGCCCCTTCCATCTCTAAAGCCTTTTTAAGTTGAACAACATATTGCAAGGCTGCAATCTTTTCATCATGCGTTAATCCAACAAAATGCTTCTCATCTAATTTTATAGTAAGGAAGTGTTCATTGTCAATAAGTTGAACAGTAAACCCTTTTGGAGGTTGTACTGCATGAAATGCTCTCTTCATTGAATCTGTATACATTTAATTATCCATTGTTAAAACTTGCCATGTATCTGCCCAGTCTGCCTTGGTTTTATGGTTATTAAACTCTCTAGATGGCTTACCATCTTCAAGATATACTCCACCCCAAACACCCCACTCCTTACCAGAAACACCATTTGCAAAACATTTTCTTGCTAATGGGCACTGCATGCATAGAGCATCAACCAAAAACCTAGACTCAGGTTCATCTTCGTATCTATCAAAGAATATATTAGTATCAAGATCTTTACATGGAGCATCGTCTTTCCATAGATGCTGCTTCATGTTTACTCCTTATACTTGCCTGGAATCTCCCAGCCATTACGAGAAGGACTAAAAGTTTTTTTGATGTACCACTGATTGTTGATACGAATTCCATTTACGTCTGTTCTGCCAAGATTAGTTTTCTTGAGTTCTAGAACATCCCAGCCAACCCACTTGAGGTTGCTATTTTTTGATACAATCTTTTCCATTGTATCTAAGTCTTTTATGATCATCTTTACCCCTTTTAGTATCTAAAGATTCCAACTTCAACATTATTAAGTTCTGCCTGTGCAACAAGTTTTGAGTTTGCCTGCTTTGGAGTAGTTAAGAATGCAAAGTAGTTTACATAATTCATATTTTCTTCAACCCATGAAGCAGGTGCCTTATAGAATTTAATCTTTTTCCCACGAGCCTTCATGCCTCTTTCGGAAAGGTTTGAGAACTCTGAAACAAAAGAATTAACTTTTGCTGGGCCTACTGAATAAATAACAAACTCAGTATCATCATCCTTCATGCCAGAAAGAGCAACGCTCATTGCACGAAGGAATACCTGATAATCATTAAAATCGTTTGTTCCCTGTACTGCCACTATCATTTTTGTTCCCACTCCTTAAGTTATCCAATATGAATAACATCTTGTCAACATCTTTTTTTGTCATATTAGTTGTATCTACTGGCTTTGCAGTCTCTGGTATAGGATTACCATTCTCTACATTAGCAACATAAAATATGTTACTGGCTACCCAGTATGCTTGATCTTCTACAACTAGCACTTTAATTGTACCCTCTTCCCTGCGCTTTTGCAACTGAGATGAAGGGCTTTCCTGCTGTGGCAAATCATAAGTAAAGAACTTCTTCATCATCTTATGCATATCGCTTTGACGATAGATAATTCTATGAGATTTTCTATACTTACTCTTTGTTACTATTCTAATTATAGACCAGGTGGAAAGGATTGTCAAGCCCACAACTACGATATATTCCATAGTTACTTATCCTTTTTAGGTTTGCCTGGCTCCCAAGGTTCAATCTTTTTCTTGATAGTGCCGTCTTTACGCATTTTAACAATCCAGCCATCTTTAATTTGTGTTGGATTAAATGCAAATGACTTCTTCTTTGCCATTATAGAGAGTACCTATCTGTCTGAGTCTTTGTATAATCTTTACCAAAATCAGCAAACAATGCCTTATCTTTCTCACGATTAACAATTGATCTTGACCAAGAGAATCCTGCATCTCCGCCCCATGCTAACCACATGATGTATCCATTAGAAGGATTTGCCGTGTTTCCCCAGTCCTTGCCCTTCTTGTCTACTTCGTGGCGTGAGAAGTATGAGTACATTCTCTTAACAGTACTAAGAGAGATTGTCTCTCCTCTTGCTAACTGTCCCGCTCTTGTCCAGCCAACTGCAGTTCCTGCACCATTAGCCTTACCATCTTCTTTAAATTTAATTGCTCTACGAGCAGCAGATCTTGCTCCTGCAGGTGGCGAATATCCTTCTGCCTTTTGTAATGAGTCTGCTTCATAAACAACAGTGTCATCATCTTCCCAAAGATCATCTGCTTTTGCTGCAGGCACACAGTTAGGAACCATCTTCCCACCTTCACCAGGCTTCATGCCACGCATTACATACCCATCCCAACACGGTGCTTTCTTTTCAATTTCATCTGGACAGCACTGTGACTTACCAATTGATGCATCATAAGCATCAACTAGGTCTGGCTGAGCATTCATGTTTGGCATATCTTCTACAGTTAACTCTGGCTCAACTGGAAGAGGATCAATGGGAATAAATAAACTCATCATACATGCTGAATATGTTCTTGTTGCTTCCCATAGTCCGCTTTCTTCTTGTTCAAATAGTTGAATTAATACTGCTGGATTTTCTGGAGTTGCTTCAAGTGTATATTCTCCACCAGGAATTCCAAGCATACCTTCACGCATAACATGAACAACTTGACCAATGTGGAATTCTTCATCTCCACCGTGTGCAGTCATTGCAAAGTCGCCCTCTTTAAGGTTAGGCATCGCTTTGCCAATATTTCCCTCACTGCGATTAATAGCATAAATTTGTGCTGCTGCTTCTGCTCTTGATGTATGGCAGCCCATCACTTCATTTGTGCCCTCTTTGAGAGCAGGGTAGCCAGAACACCCAAATGAGCCTTTTGCTCCTACCTTATATGGCATGACGATCCTCCTAGACCTATATACTGATTATAGCAGAGTTTACTTTGCTAAAACTCTCTTAATTTCTCTTAAAAATTCTAGTGACTCTGGATCCATTTTAGCCAGTTCTTTTTGGTCAAAGGCCTTATTCGTCAGGTTTACCATAGGATTTTCATCTAAAAGATCAACAGAAACAAAGCCCTCTTGCCAGAGTTTCATGATTTGGCTATTTACCTCATGCATGTGTTCTTCATAGACTTCAGGCATAATCTCAATCATTTTTTCTGTCATTGAGTATAAGAACTCTCCAGAAATAGGGTCTACCCCGACAACTTCAATAGCACCATTTAAAATTAGCATATCAAAAATGTCGGGGTATTCCTCATTCATCGTACATTAAACCTTCTAGTTGCTCTTTTGTTTGTGCACCAGTAGTCCGCTTAATCTCTTTCCCATCTTCAATAACAATAAATGTAGGAATAGAGCGTACTTCAAATGCCTTAACTAAATCAATCTCTGAGTCAGCATCTATGACTTGAAACTTTACATCTGCTGATTCACGATTAAGTTCTTCAACAATAGGCTTAGTTTTCTTACATGGGTTACACCAGTCTGCAGTAAAATAAAATATGCTTTTCACTTTCCAGACTTCTTTCTAGCCTTTGCTAGTGCCTCAAAGTCCTTGACTTTAGTATCACCTAAGTATCCCCATGCATAACCGTCATTGATCATCATATCATTAAGAGATACTGTGTCTCCATTAATATATACCCAGCCCAAAATGCGACCATACTTTTCAGATGAGTCCATCTTCTCAGTCTTAATAACAACAGACTTTGCATCTTTAAGAGCCTTCTTAAGATATTCCTTAGCCTCTAGACCAAGAACTTTCTCAGCCTTATCAGATGTACGAGATTCAGGGGTATCAATACCAGCCAATCTTACACGAGATGCAAATAAAATATCAAACCCTAAATCAATAAGAACATCAATAGTGTCTCCATCTACGACATTCTCTACTTTTCTAACATAATACTCATACATAATCTTTATCCTTTAGTTTGTTTTGGATAAGTTTATCCCGCTCATCAAGAATTGTAATGGCAAAAGCCATCATTTTCTTATAACCTTCAGGATTATCCATAATCTTGTTGTAGTGATGACCACAAAACAGTAGTTCTCCTGCAATACCTGTGACCTTTACTAGCGCTTCTGCTGCACATGAATCACAACGATCTACTGGAGAAAGTTGCCATTGAACCTCTACTGCTTCTTCTTTTGTCATCATACTCATAGTATACCCTTACTTTCTATTATCTGTGGAATAAAAACCCGAACCAGTGAACTGAGCACCCACGGGGGTGTAGTGCCGTTTCATATCAGCACCACACTCCTCGCAAGGATAACTCTCTTTATAATTTGAAATGCTTGTGTTAAATGCAATTAAATTACCATTGCATTCACACTTATATTCATAGATTGGCATTACTTAGCCTTTAGTGCCTGAAGTGTTTTTGAATCTACTTGTCCTGTTACTGGAAGATTAGACTTCTTTTGAAATTCCTTAACAGCCTTTTCAGTTCCTGGACCAAACGAACCATCTGCTTTAATACCAAGCAGTGATTGAATTGTCTTTACTCCTGGACCCTTTGCTCCAACCTTAAATAGTTTTGGTGCTGATTTAGCAGGTGCCTTCTTTGCAGGTGTTGGTGCTGCTGATACTTCTGCAACTACCCCACCTTTAGATAGCAACGGAGCATTTTCTTCTCCCGCATAGACTGGACGACCCCAACCTACAACGGCATTGAGAATGCCCTTCTTGTTCTTTACATATGCACGAGTCTTCTCTACACACATTCCTCCATTGCGCTGGTCTCCCTTTGCAGTTCCTGAAGTGTTTCCTTCAATAACTTGGATTGTTCCATCGCCATTGTTCTTAATGCAAAGACCTACATGTGAAATACGATTGACCCCATCATCTGGGAAATCAAAATAAATCCAGTCACCTGGAGTTGGATCATCATTACGAGCATCAGCCCAACGATTATTCTTCTTAAAGAAGTCTGCTGCTGCTACTGTTGAAGCAGTCTTAGGGTACTTCTTTGGATCTAGTCCAGATGTAAAAGCACACCAAGAAACAAATGACTGACACCATGGTTGAAAGTTTACACCACTCCACTTACCATACTTTGTTTCATTATCTTTTGGACCTTCAATTGTTCCAATTTCTTTCTTAGCAACCTCAATGATTGCATCTACTGAGCCTTTTACAGCCATATATAACCTCCTAAAGTTAGTCTTTTAATTATAGCATTAAGCAGTCTTGCTTGTCAATCTGTTATAAGTTCTTATCCTATGACAGTTTGCACATACTACTTCACATTTTGAAATTTCTTTTTTAATTGCTGCCCACGAAAATCCATCATGAATCATTCTAGATATATTATATTTTTTATCATGCAAGTGATCAAAATCTAAAACTATATGATTACATTCTCCGCAGTCAACACACCCACTAGCCTCTTTAATTGCTCTCAGACGCTGTTTGAATTGCTGTTTATTTAAAACTGCCAATTCTTTTTCTGACATGGTTTTATAATTATACACCAAAAATTAGAAGCCCCACACAGGTATTCCAAGCACGATGGCCCAGGTCATAAGTAAATGGGTAACTATACCATCACTAAGGTCCTGTGTGGGGACAACTATATTGTACTACTTAATTGAGATTGTTTTAGGCTTCTTCTCTTCTGGAATGTCACGCTTAACTATAACATAAAGCATTCCATCATTTAGATCAGCGCTGTCAACATACATATATTCTGCAAGGGTAAAGGTACGAGTAAACTTTCTACCTGCAATACCCTTGTGGATATATTCTTCAACATCTTCTGGACGCTCACCCTTAATGGTAAGTACCCCATCATGCTCAGTAATGTCAAGTGATTCTTTATTGTAACCTGCTACTGCAAGTTCTACAACAAAAGTATCCTCATCTACCTTACGAACATTGTATGGAGGGAATCCAGATTGTTGATTTGTTGAATGTGTTAGACGGTTAAACATTTTGTCAAATCCAATAAAGAATGGATCGTTTAACCATGTTGGCCCAAGGCCGTTTGTTGTTACATTTACATAACTCATTTTATTTTCTCCTTTTCAGCGAGTTAATTTATGTACCCCCGTAGGCAGTACAATACTATTATACCACTTTTGCTCTCCCCCCTGGATTTGAACCAAGATTGCCAGTGCCAGAAACTGGAGTCCTGCCAGTTGGACGAAGGGAGATTGGAGCGGATGACCAGAATTGAACTGGCACTATCTGCTTGGAAGGCAGAGGCACTACCATTATGCAACATCCGCATAGTATCTCCAAGGGGAGTTGAACCCCTGTTGCCAGGTTGAAAACCTGGAGTCCTAACCATTAGACGATGGAGACTTATGTAGGCAGAATGTGACTAGCATCCCCCTACTGACTCTATACTAGATATCCTACGAGTAGTAGCAACCATGGACACTGTTGTCACTGCGCCAAGGTTAGTGGCGTCTGTCTTTTCGTGACAGTTCCTACATACCTTATTCACGATTGGTATAACCGAGTGTTAGTCACTACACTGCTGGGCTGGTAGGCCTCGATCCTACGACTTGCGAATTAACAGTTCGCCACTCTACCAACTGAGTTACAGCCCAAAACCTTACTTTATAGGAACCAACCAAAGAGAGATGTTTTAAACCAATTCCAGTTAGCAAGTAACTTTGTTAGTTCTTGAATCATCAACTCTAGTTCTACAGCCTCTTCTGTTTGCCTTTCATCAAATGTAATTGATTCTCCAGAAACAGCGGTTGAAGATTCTGAATTTCTAATCTTTGAATAAGACAATGTTGCACCAATAGAGTTATCCATTGGTTCAGTTTTCATAACTGGACGACCACCTGGCTGACCAATTGTATCGTTAAAAGTAAAGGATTGCTTTACTCCTGGTTCAAATGATGTTGATACAATTTCTGTATTAGTTACATTTTGTGTTACATTTGAAGTTACAGTTGGTTGATCATTAGTTACAGTAAAAACCCCATTATGTTCTGTAACTGGTGTACTTCCTTGATTTGCAAGATACCCAGCCTGGCTCTGATGTGTAACAGGATCTGCTGCAACTTGTGGAACTACTCGCACTCCAGCAAATGTTCCTGAGCCACAAACAGAAGGTTGACAAACAATAATGTTTGTTACAATTCCAGCGTCATTTACCATAGCATATGTATGACATGGATCTGCTGCTGAGCATTCTCCTGCGTATGATACTGGTGCTGATACAAATGTAAAAGCGCTAACTATTAACAATACACTTCCTACTACTGACTTTATTTTCATTTAATTTCCTATCATTAATCGGACGACATGGCAACAAGGGTCTCCACCCTCATCCCATTCTGCTATTTCTTCTTCTGACATATATTGATAACCACCATCATGAGTATTACAATACGGTTCTGTAATCCATCCCCGCTCTAAACCCTCACGAATCCACTTATCAAAATCTTCCCACTCTTTATCTACTAGTGTTTCTTCCATATTACAAGTATACCCTTAGATGCTTACTACGTCAACTGGACCCATGCAAGATGGACTAAATTTAATTGCAGAATTTACTGCACCTGCTACACGTTTTCTTGCATCTTTTGCCTTCTCTGTGGCATTTAAATAACCATAAGCATACTCAGCCCCTGAACCCATTGCAAGATAGGGAAGTGTGTATTTAGATAAAGACATATCGGCAGAACTATGCTCATAGATTTGACCACGCACAGCAATAATCAAACCAAAGTCTGAATCTTTTCCAGTATCTACCCACCAATCAGTATAGAACTGCTTAAGTTGTTTAATAAACTTAGTCTGCATAAACTTATCAGTATCTTTAATATCAGGTACATAGGGATTAAAGTTATAACGAAGACGCTCACCATCCATTGAACCAGCATAACCAATTAGATAAGGACCTAACTTCCACACCTTTGGTGCAGTTAGTGCTAGAATAGTACCATCATCTGATGCCCCACGATCTCCAGCCATAAAAATTTTATTGTTTACTTCATCACGAACTACTGCAATACATGTCATGCAGAAACCCCTCCCAAAATGCTTATATCTAAGTATAGCACTCTGAAGAGGGGCTGTCAAACAGGGTCAAACATGTTTAATTATGCTGTCTTTGATCTTTTTCTGCGTGATTCAACTGCTGCATCCTGCACTGTTACTGCATTTTTATCTGTGGTAGAAAATGCTGCATTGATTTCATCTCTTGTAAGTTTACCGTCATCCATAAATGCACGAGCCAATTTCTCAACTACAACTGCTACTGCACTAAGTCCAGCAACTGTCATAGCCTTTGCTACTGAAATACCTGCGATTGCTCCAGCACCAATTACTGCTAGTGCATTTGCTGCAAATACCGCAACAATACGCATAAGTATATTCCAAATATTTGTGATACTATTCATTTTAGTCCTCCCCTCTATTTCTAATTGGATAACTAAGTATCCAAGTAATTGTTGTCAATAAAATTCCATAACCAACTACGGTCTTTGCAGATCCGTCTAAAACCACCCAAGCAATAAACATGCCTAGGAGGGTCCATTGTTGATCAAGAATATCCTTGATTAGTTTTACCATCTTTCATTCCTCCTTGAACCGCCTGAGTTTGTTCCACCACTTGGTCCTGATGATCCTCCACCTGCTGGCGCAGAACCACCTGTTGCAAGGCCAACAGCATTTAGTGCTGCTCCCGTTGCCACAACTGTTGCAACTACCATATTAGTTGCTTCTTCTCTTTCTGCTGGAGTCATATCTGCTCCAATACTTCCTAGTGCTGCTAATGCTGCTCCTGGATCTGTAAATGCTGTTGCAAGTAATGCACCTGGATCTTGAACCAGTTCAACTTGAGCAGCAACTTCTGCAGTAATAATAAGTGCATTTCCATTTTCATCAGTACGAAGTTCTACTGGTGTTGACGGTGGAAGGTCTGCATATGAAACACCAGATGCTTTTACTTCTGCTGCAGATAGGGATTCACCAGGCTTAAGATCTGCTATTAATGCTTCTACAATCACAGCCTTTTCTTCTTGTGATAATTCTTTACCTACCTTGGCTTCTTCTGCTAACTTATCTAATCTTTCTTGTTCTGCTGCTTTAGCATCTGCTTCAGCCTTTGCTTTTTCTGCTTCGGCTTTAGCCTTTGCTTCGTCTGCAGCCTTTTGTTCTGCTAACTTTTTAGCATCTTCTTCAGCCTTTGCTTTAGCCTCTGCCTCTGCTTTTGCTTTTTCTTCTGCTGCTTTGGCTGCCTCTAATTCTGCTGCTTTTTTATCTGCTTCTGCCTTATCTGCCTCTGCCTTGGCTTTTGCTGCTTCTTCTTCGGCTTTGATACGATCTGCTTCTGCTTTCTTTGCTGCTTCTTCTGCAGCAATTCTATCTGCCTCTGCTTTTGCTGCAGCCTCTGCTGCTGCCTTGGCTTCTGCCTCTGCTTTAGCGGCTGCTGCTTCTGCAGCAATTCTAGCCTGCTCTGCTTCATATGCTTGTTGTGCAGCAATTCTAGCAGCCTCTTCTGCTGCTGCTCTTGCTTGGGCTTGTCTAACTGATTCCTCTGCAGCAAGAGTTGCATCTACAATAGAGTCTGCTGCATTAACATCTGAATTCATTGTATTAATAGACTGGCTAACAAGGCTCAATGCTGAATCTAATTGTGATTTCGCTGTTTCAACCTGACCCTGCCAATAAACAACTTGTTGATTTGCTGTTATTAAATTTGCTTGTGCTGTTTGTAATGCTTGTTGGGCTGCTGTAATTTGAGACTGTAATGCATTTTTATTTGACATTAATCCAGCAAGGGTTTGTTGTGCTGTAGTTAAAGCCAACTGTGCTGTAGATAAATTAGATTGTGCAGTTGTTAGTTGTGCAGCAAGATTGCTATTTGCTGGTGGTGGAGTATATTCGGTATAGTTAGGATTTGTTATACTTGCTGTAAAGTTAAATGTATTTCCAGAGTTCTGCTGCACTGTTATTGGAATAGTTGATGATTGAAGTTGATTATTTACAATTTTATTAATTTGAACTGGGCTTGTTGTATTATTACCAGGCATTCCAACTGAAGAAATATTTGCAATCCATTCTCCAGTAATAGGATTAACATCAGCATCAAAAGTTAATTGTGTTTTTGATGTATTAGAAGATCTAGATCCATAAGGAACAACATTCCATTCAACTAAAAGACTATTAATTGTTGTTGAATATTTAAGGTATGTATCAGAATCAACATTCCACCAATCACGGAAGTTAACGTAAACTGCTGGAGCATTTCCTCCCCACCCTTGAGGTTCTCCAAAAGATATCAAACCATTAGTGGCAGCATATACATCTGTGTATGTTCTATCTCCAAGACGAAGGGCATATGGAAGTGTCATTAGAAAAGCCCAGTCGTCATCTTTTGGAAGATCAGTAGTCTGTGGATTTCCAGCATTTTGAAGTCTAATTTGATTTTCTATTAATGCAACGTCACCTTGACGGCTAAGAACTGTAGCGCTATCTGTTCTAACTAAAGCAGTTTGACTATCAATTTGTCCATTAAGAACTGTCATGCTATCTGTCAAAGATAGGACTGTTGCTGACTCTGAGGCCACTGTTTGTGATCTTACTGTTTGAGTTTCTACTGCTTGAGCCAAGTAATTCTGTGTAGAAATAACATTATTGACAGCCACAGTAGCACTATCTACTACTGTCTGTGCCTGTTGAATAGAGGTCTGAGCCTGTGCGATAGTGGCTGTAATGGTCTCTGTAGGGCTTGTAATGGCTGTTGCTTGGGTTTGTATGACTGCCGTTGCAGTTTCAGCCTGAGTAATTGTAGCCTGGGCTACCTCAATTATGGCTGTTGCGCTATCTACTGAAGTATGTACGATTACTGGTGTATCTACTGATATTGTGGCTATACTTGTCTCTGAAGGTGATACCTGAATAGTACTGACTACATCAGCATGTGCTTGTTCCCCAGGTGCAAATACCAACCAAAGCACTACTAAAAATCCCACCAATCCACTACGGAGCAGGATATTTCTTATGAGGGCCATCCTTCCAAGATGTTTGATAACCCTATTATATCATTTTTATACAACAAAAAGGGGAGCCTATCGCTAGACTCCCCTAATTGTTGGACTAGATTACTTCTTTAGAAGTGCAATCTTGCTCTTTGGATGAGCCTTGTTCCACTTTGTTGCAAGTGCATTGTATTGCTTTACATAAGCAGCACGGTCTGCAATCGCCTTATCTGCTGCTGCCTTAGCCTCAGCCTTAATTGCATCAAACATTGTCTGCATAGCAGTTACTTGTGCAATAAGTGCAGCCAAAGTTGCATTAGTTGCAGATGATCCTGTCACTACATTTGCTGTAGCAGATACTTCTACCTGACCAGCAATTGGCAATGATGATCCACCTGTAGCAGTTACCTTAATAGCAACATCTGTAAGTGGCATATAAACCTTATATGTCTTTACGCCATTTGCATCTGTTGTCACTGATGCTGCAGTTAGTGTATCGCTAAATGCTCCAAATGCATATGATGAAGTAATTCCACCTGCTGCAAACAGATTAGCGTGTGTCTTGCCTGAAAGTACAAGACCCTTAGCATCTAGAGGTGTTACAGTAATTGTAGCAAGTTCTCCTGCTGCATATGTAGCCTTATCAAAAGCAATCTTAACAGATGATACAGTTCCTTCAACACGAGTAGATGCAGTGTTTGAAACTACCGCTCCAGTTGTTGTTGCTGTTGAACCTGTTGATACCTTGATACCTGCTGTTCCTGTATTAACTCCTGTAAGAGTTCCCTTTGCTACACCGTCAACAATTGTGATCTGTGTGTATGCATTGCTAACTACTGATGCTGAATCAGAAACAACATAAAGTGTACCATTTCCAACAGGAACACCTGCTGCATCGTATGCTACTGCAACGACTGCCTCAGAGTTTGAACCTGCTGCAAGAATAGGCTTTACTGTTGTTGTAATAGCAGCGATATCTCCGTAGAAAATTACCTTCTCAACTGCAAGGACAACACCTGATGCAGATGTGATTGTTACTGTACCTACTCCTGATGTATTATCAGAAAAGATACCAATATATTGTCCATTAGCAACTGTAAGTGCACGACCTTGTGCAGTAATTGTTGAATGGTTTGAACCAGTTCCGATCATACCTGAACCGCTAACAATTGCTGTCATTGATTCAGATGCTGATGCGCCTGCTGCGTTCTTCTGTGTTACAACAATAACTGCTACTGCATCTGAAGCAGTTGCCTTTGGAGCAAATACTTCTGCATCAGCAGTTGCTGAAATTGTCTCACCCTTATTAAGGATTGATGTTGTTGTTCCTGCTGAAGCCTTAGTATCTGGAGCAGTTACTGTAACTGTCCAAACAATAGGTGCTGAGTTTACTAGACCAGTTGAGCCAGCCTTAAGAGCAGGGGTAAACTTATATACATAAGTTCCTGCAACTGTTGGAGCATCTACTGTTGCCTTAATCTTAGCAGTTACATATGTTACAGAGTTTGCTGATGAAGCAATGTCTGCAGAAAAATTACCAGAGCCAAGTGCAACAACTGCGCTTGATGTTTCTTCTACTGATAATGTTGCAAGTTTAGCAGCACCTGCAGGTAGGCTAGTAGCCCCTGAAGTAATGGTAACTGTGTCACTTGTTGTTTGTGCCAAGAACGATACAGTGATTACCGCAGTTGCAGACTCTCCAGCGAATACAGCATCTACTGCTGAATCAATTGAGACTACATCTGCGTTAACAGCAGCCTGTGTCGGCAGGGCAGAAAGGGTTGCGAAGGACACTGCTGCAGCAAGGCCCAATGCGAGTTTCTTGAATGAATTCATCTTTCTCCTCGTTTGTATTTCCCCAGCAAGGTGCTGGAAGTTTATATTAGATTGAATTTATCTAAGAAATCACGAACATCGTCCGTCATTTGCTTAGGTTCTAATTCTACCATAGATTGTCTTTTCTCCGCAAGTTGAGCGGAAGATGATGACCATGTATGGACTTCAATAACTGTATTAGTAGTCTTAGGGGTATGTGATATAGCCCCAAATACGGCTCCAGATACAGCGTCAGCCAAGTCTTTAGATTTCTTTCTAGGGTGATCAACACGATTACCCTTCATAATCTTTAACTCAGCCATTTCTTCTAGCAATAATGGAATCATTGGAATAGCAACACGCTCTTCATAAATCATCATCGCCAAGTCTTCATAATGTTTCTTTGCTACAGATACAGTCTCAGTTCGTATACCAACAGCCTGCAATTCATTTTGAATATCAAATGATTGCCAACGGTCAAAAGAAACCATACCAATATTAAAACCTTGTCTACGAAGATTCATAATCCAGTTTTTAACATCTGATAGGTTTACAGGACCTTCTGCTCTTGGTTCCCACCAAGCAACTGCATCTACTACTACCATTGGAGCAACCTGTTCATAGTCTTTAATTACTTGAACATTTACCCACTTATCTACGTGAGCAATTGCTACCGCACACTTATCATGCTTTTGTGCAAGGTCAGCATGTAGGTAGTAAATCTTATCTGGGTCTGGTTTAAATGACTCATCAAACCTTCTAAATTGGTCTAATGGATTTCTAAGTGTCATGCACCTTTCAAGTTTTGTTCTATCTTTAAAGAATGCGTCAGAGGCATATGTAGGCATGCAGGCAAAACGCATCATAGCATCTGCCAAGTCTGTATAGAATGCTATCTTAAAATCATCAATCTTACGAGTAGGATTTACTTCCCATGTTGGTCTTTTAAATGCCAATACCTTTGGAATTTTGTATGAAATAATAGTATCTTCATCCCAAGAAATTTCAAACCTATTCCCTGGATCATCATGAGGAAGGTCTTCATTCATAATGAATGTGTGCTTACGCTCAATAGTTTCTTTCTCAGCAATAACAGACTCATATCTTTGAGAGATAAAGTCTCCTTGGTAGCGGGGGAATGAAAGTAGTGCAACCTTACCAAGGTCAGGAAAACGAGAATCTACAGTACCACGGAATGCTTTATAAATATTGTCCGCAGTTTTTCCCTGCTCATTACCAGTTCCTACCTCACTAGCAAAACCAGAAATTTCATCAAGTACTGCCATAAACAAGTTCAAACCCTCATGAGATTCACGCTCTGAGTGACCAGAGTAAACTGTAATTGCTTTATCAAACTCAATAGAGTCTGCCTTTGGATTATACTTGCCAGCAAACCAAGGTGACTTTTCAATCTTTGTCTTAAAACCTTTAAAGAAAACATTCTTAGCCTGTTGAGCGTTAATAGCCACGTTAATAATATCAATAGCATCTCCAGCAGGCTTGCCATAGTAAACGGCTGGATCTTTTAGACATAGAAGTTTGTATACTACATATGCACACGCTACTGTAGATACGAAGTCCTTACCGCTACCCTTGCCAAGTTGCAAGATAATCTCATTTTTTGTAAACTTTTTATAGTATGCTTCACCTTCTGCTTGTCCAAGCAGGTCAATTAGATCTTCTTTGCGATAGATCTGGCTCATAGCCTCAACAATTTGATACTGAATATCTGAAAGTGGTGGCTGTCCAAGGTAGTCTGGAGACTCAACAAATGTCTTTGCATCTACAGGCTTTTCAATAAAGTGATTTTCTTTTAGTACTTCTAGAAAATCATTGAACATCGTGGACAACTGTAATCACTTCTCCTTCTCTTGCAATTGCAGATAGGCGTTGCATAATGATATCTCTTACTTCTGGATGCTCCGAAGCAATGTCTCTTAATATTCCTACAAGAACTTCTTGACGGCGTTCAATCTCAACCATCTCTTCAGCAAGTTCTTTATTCTCAAGTAGTCCAGCCTTTTGAAGCATGTCAATTCTCTTAGATTCAATATCCATGACAAGTTTAATTGCAGCAGTCTTTGCACTAAGATTGTTGGTCATTGTTGCCTCATCAATAACCTCATATGATTTACTAATCAATTTACTATAGTGGGTATCTGCACCAACTAATGCCTCTTTTGCACGAGCACGAATAGCAGCATTGTCAGATGCCATAGCCTTCCACTCATTAATAAGAGTAACAACTCTTGTTCTGGGAATTGATAGTTCTTTAGAAATAATTGTTGGATCGTTTCCCTTTAGGTATTCAGATACAACTGTATTTACCTCATCAAGATGCTTGACTAAATCTTCTTCAGTTGACATACTTTCCCTCTAGTCTATTAATTTCATCTTTAATATAAAAGATTGCCTTCTCAAGATCTTGAATAGTTTTAGACTCATCCTTAAGTCCTGCTCTCCATAGATACTTAAATGCGTTACCAATATTAAAATTACGATGGCGAGTAATCTGAATACACTCAACACCAGATGGGTCTGAGGTATAGTGAGTAGGATGATTTACTTGGTCAACCGTAATGTTAAGATTATTGCTCATCGTCACTATCCCAATCAAATGATTCTGGTAATCCTTTAAGTGTATAGAGTGCATAACTAACTCCTACTGCACCAACTATTGTTGCTACAACAAATGCTTTTTGTATTTTATTCATCGTCTTGACTTCCTTAGTCCAAATTTAGCAAGGTAAACATAGATTGTTTCTACACTTGCCCCGCATTCTTTTGCAATCTCTTCTGGGGATTTCTTATCCATAAGGTATCGCTTTCTTAGCCAAACTTCGCTTGTATATAGTTTACCAGCCATCATTTTATTTGTCAACACCTATTGCCTTTCCCCAGTTATTTATGGCCCAATGACCAATACCGCAGGCATCTGCAACATCGTTATCATTAATAGTTTTATCATAGTTAATCTCAATTAATTTAATAGTTCTTTCTTTTCTGAAGTTGCGTTCAAATGACTTATACCAAGATTCAGACTTGCCAGGATTAGCAGATCTAATTGCTAACTGCTCCTCCTTAGTCAACTTCTTGTTTCCAAGATAGTTTTGCCAAGTAATTGGAGATACCTTACCAACACTTGTTATGCCACTCATTGCTGCTGCCCCAAGCAAAGCACCTTGCACTAAAGCAAGATCAGCAGCAGTTTTAGGGCTGTTCATAAATACTGTATGCTCAATTACAATAGCATCAACATTTATATATTTTTCAAAGTAGAGTCTTGTTTTTACTGCAGCATCTCCAACTTTTTCATATATATCTTTACCCTCAAAGTAAATCTTTCCATATTCTTTTAAGTAGCCACCATGGAATGTTGCATAGGCAAGACTGTTTGTGCTGGCATCAATAGCACAAATTCTTTCTGGAGTGGTTTGAATTCCCCATTTATTCTTGCTCATATTCAATAAACCCCTTTAACTCTTTAAGCATTTTTGCTACTTCTTTTTCACTTACATTACAATTAGAACAGAAACCAGAGTCATTATATATTGATAATGAGACTCCACACCCACCAAGACACTTTCGGATTTTACCAATCCTTTTTTGCCTGCGAGTTAGTTGATATCTTTCAGCAATCTTTTCTCTAGTAGATTCATCTCTACATGTATCGCTGCAATATATCTGATAACTTACTTTAGGTTCAAAGTATGCATCACATCTGTTACATAGTTTCAACTAGTTTCTCCATTGATTTAATCTTAACTACGCCCTCACCAGCATCAGCACACGCCTTCTGAATAGGACAGGTCTTACAAATCTTAGAGTTAGAGCGATAGTTCTTAGTAGGAAGAGTTCTATCTTCCCAAGCCTTACGGACTTCTCTCATCCACTGAAAAGCATTATCAATCCACTGACGATAGTTATCATCAACCTCTACTGGCAAAACTAAAAGTTCATGATTATTCTTATTCTCATAAATAAGAACACCCTTCTTCTTACCAAGAATTTTCATATAGATAAGTAACTGAATCAAGTGACCAGTCTTTGGCTTCATTGAATTCTTACGATACTCAAAACCTTCGTTAAGCATTGTCTTGATTTCTCCAACGATTTCTTCGCCTTCCCAATCAAGCATAACATCCCCATATCCAAAGATTGGAGGATCATCATAGCGAATCTTAAACTCTGTTGTTTCTTCATTATTGTCATCACGGTAAACCTTAACAATTCCAGCATTCATCATTGCATTTTGGATTCTTGCATGTGACAATGTTCCAGCAGTCATATTGGCTGCTCCATACGCATCTGCATTATCTTCAAATGTAGCACCATCAAATGCAAGATACCAATATCTTGGACACTCTCCATGAGAGTAAGCAATTGTTGATGGAGCAAATGTTTTCTTCTGTGTATGTTTTGGCCCACGATTAATAATGTATCCGTGCTTGATCTTTTCAATCAATGCATCGCTATCAAGAATATTATTCTTTTTCGTAGTAGGCTTAAGCATCACCGAGTGTAGTAAATTCTTAGTCATAATCATCCTTTGTTTATATAAGTATACCAGGTTAGCGCATTATATATTTTAATGCTGAGACCAAGTTGTTTACTGCTTCTGCTGCTGTATAGTAAATATTCTTCTTTGCACGGTTATTCTTATCAACATTTGCCATCCATGTAGCCTTTAGAGCCAACTTCCCTGCAATTGCCTGAAGCCTTACAATCTCAATACTTGCTACTGGGGCAGGAATGTCTGGCTTTATAATTAACTTAGCAATCATTGATAGTGCTGTAGTTAACTCTTCATCTTCCATAAACTCTGCAATCTCTGCCAAACCATTTACCATTTCTAGCGTTGTTTGTCCTGTACCTTCTGTCATTTTATTCTCCCTCTATTAACTGTTCTAACATATCTAATTCAATTATAGCAAGTCTAACCTTCTGAGTACCCTCGCCAAGAACAATGATTAAGGCTGGATCCATGCTCTTTCTTAATGCATCTGTCACAGCCTTAGCCCAAACATCTTGATTTAAAGTAAAAGACTTTGAGCACTCTTTAAAGTCAACAACAAAGTTATGCCAAGAAGCATCACCCTTGGTGTTATTTCTACCAGAGTTCTTGTGTTGCTTAGCGCCAATACGCTTTGACTCAGAGCGTTCACTCATTTATAAAGTCCGCCTTTTTCTTTTTCTTTGGCATTAGGTTTACTTTTGACATGTGCTTCTTTGTACACATCCAAGTAGCATCACCAGACTCAAGCCAAAGGCGTAAAGAAGTTACCTCTTCATTACATTTCTTACAAGGAAATTTTCCTTCAAAGATTTTAAAGTCTTGGTTAGCCATTTGAGAGTTTCTTCTTTAGTGACTCTTGTAGATCAAGATCTTCCTTAACACGAGCAATAAAGCCTTCTCTACCTTGCACCTTTGTGCCATCTTCTAGTTGATACCAAGCACCAGTTCTATTGACTAGTCCTGAAGACTCTGCTGTATCAACAAGGTCTCCAATAGAATCAATACCAACTTCATCTCCTCTAAAATAAAAATCATACTCGCCTGATTGGAATCCTGGAGAAGTTTTAGAGAACTGCAGTTCCCAACGAATCTTTCTTCCAATCTTTTCTTCAATCAACTTATCACCAATCTTAATCTTGCCCTTAATGGCTTGATTATCTGATTCTGATGAGAACAGTTTGATAACTGTTGACGAGTAAAACTTAGTTGCCTGCCCACCTGTTGGCTGCTGGCTTGTATACATTGCATTAATATTATTGCGTGACTGAGAAATCAGCACAAACAGCGTTGGCTTAACTTTATTGTTAGCATAGTTAATCATCTTCCATGCGTTACTAAAGTCACGAGACTCTGCACCAATCTGTTTTGTATTTTCAAGTTGCTTGAGTTCATCTGAGTCCTTCTCAAAATAAATTGCAGGAAGTAAAGATGTAATTGAGTCAACAACTACAATATCAACTCCAGCATTAATAAGGTTTGTTCCTACATCAACCATCTCATTAATTGTACGAGCCTGTGAGTAAATTAGTTTAGACGAATCTACACCTAGTCGCTCTGCCCAAGCCTTATCGTATGACATTTCTGCATCAATCCATGCACAGATCTTTCCTTCTTTCTGCGCTAAACCAATCATTTGAAGGCATAGAGAAGACTTTGCAGACGACTTTGAACCCCAGATAAGAACTTGCCTACCATAAGGAAGCCCACCTGCTAGAGCCTTATTAAGACCAAAACTAGGTGTTTCTGCATATTCTGTTGGGGGAACTGAATCTCCAACCATAATAGTCTTACGCAACTTAGGGTTAAGTTGTGCTAATACTTCTTCCATTGTTACTGACATTAGAATCGTACCCCGTGCTTTTCTGGACGAGTTTTATTGAACTCTACCTTTTCACTTAGAGCATGATCAAGAGACAGCGTTGTGTATCCTGCCTCTACAACCCCAGCATATAAATCTAGTGTGCGAATAATAATATCTGCAAACTCTTTTGTGATTTCTTCTTCGCCTTTGTCTTTACGGATTGCTTCCATAACCTCAGTTACTTCAGATACAATCATCATTAGTTGTTTTGCAATAAAAATATCATCAACCTCTTCAGGCCAGAATCCTTTATCAATTGCATTCTTGTGCAGTTCTACTGCCATATCATCAAGCATTTATATCCTCCAGTGTTATTGTTCCATCTTTTGTTTTGCCAAAACTAAACTTATACGATTTACCCTCTTCAATGTGCATATATGCTTTTGAAAATGCAGTAGGGAATACTGTGATTGGATGAAGGTCTCTTGATGTATCTGCAAGAGTAAGTGTTGCCATCTTCTTTCCTGCCTTAGTTACCCTAGGCTTAAAAGATACTACATACATTTCTTCATCCTTGTATGGTAACTGCTTATATCCTAAAAACTTAACTAATGCATTTGAAGATGTTCTAATCTCATCTGCTGGTATTGCAGAGACAATTCTATTGTCTGTTGCCAATAACAAATATGTTTTTCCAGTTTCAATGGTTGTCTGCTCTTCATCAAATATACCAACTGATCCAGTCTTATCAAGAACTTCTACTCTTGACCAACCTGTTCCACGCTTGATAGCCTTAACCATTCCAAGCAAAATGAATGATCCTTTTTCTTCAAACTCTTCAACATCATTAATAAATGCATAGTAGTGAGAAGGAATGGTGATATTAAACTCTGGCAAGTTTAGATACTCATAAAGATTTTCTTTAATCTCATCATCATTTCTAGGATTGTCAGGGAATGTTGCAGCACCAATTACTCTTAGTGCTTGAAGTGCACGAGAGTTTACTCCGTTTCCCTTTGTGAAAGTGAATTCTTCAAGTTCTTTGTACGAACGAAATGGTCGTGCCTGTATATATCTTTCTGCAATCGTATCAGAAATGAACTTGATAGCACTGAGTCCAAACCGAATACCTTTACCCTCAATTTTAAAATCTGTATCCGAATCATTAATATGGGGTAGTTTAATCGGAATACCCATTCTCTTTGCTTCAATCAAATACTCCGTTCTTCCATCCTTATCTTTTTCATTCTTAAGAAGTGCAAACATAAATTCTAGTGGGTAATGATATTTTAGCCACGCCGTCCAATACGAGAGAGTAGAGTAGGCAACGGCATGCGACTTGTTGAACGAATACCCAGCATGCGCTTCAAAATCATGCCAAAGATCCAGAGCATCATTAGGGGCAATATACTTACTAGCACCACTAACGAACCTATCTTTGAATACATCAAATTCTTTAGCATCTTTTTTCTTACCAATGATTTTTCTAACTTTATCTGCTTCCGACATGGACATACCGCCAAGTTGTACGCATGCTTGCATAACTTGTTCCTGGTAAAGAATGCAGCCATATGTATCCTCCGTAAATGGTTTTAAGATTTGGTGAAGGTAATTAATGTTTTGACGACCATGCTTGCGGTCAATATAATCCTTACCAATAGTATTTGCAGCACCTGGGCGAACCAAAGCATTTGATGCTGCAAGTTCATCAAGATTCTTAACACCCATCTTTATAAGCAAGTTGGTATATGGTGTTGCTTCACACTGGAATACACCCTTTGTATATCCGCTTGATAACATTTCATATACATCTTTATCATTCATATCAATTGAAAGCAAATCAATATCTACATAATGATTTTCTTTAACCATATCAATAGTATCTTTAAGTACGCTAAGAGTCTTAAGACCCAACGCATCAATCTTAATTAGACCAATTCTTTCTGCTTCTTCCATGTCAACACCTACAACAGGAATACGCTCATCACTTCCAGTAGATGATCGTGTTTCCATTGGTGCATGTCTAAAGATTGGCTCTTTTGCAGTAACAACACCAGCAGCGTGAATACCTGTACCACGGATACGACCACGAAGTTGCTCTCCGTACACTTCTACCTCTGGATATTTTTCACGAAACTCTCGTGTTGTCTTTGAGTTACAGAAGTCATCCCAAGTATCTACTGTTTTCAAAACCTTGTTTACATCTGACAAAGGAATATTTAGAACTCGTGCAATATCACGAACAATTCCTTTTCCTGTAAACTCTAGGAATGTAGCAATAGATGCAACATGTCGGTATTGTCTAACTAGATAATCTTTAACTTCTTCACGGCGAGTATCTTGAATATCTGTATCAATATCAGGGAAGTCATTACGCTCTGGATTAATAAAACGGAAGAACAAAAGTCCATGCTTAATTGGATCAATGTCTGTAATGCCAAGAGTATAGCAAAGCAGTGAGCCAGCAGCAGAACCACGACCTGGACCTACAAGAATTCCTTCTTTCTTAGCCCAACCAATCATATTCTGCACTACAAGGAAGTAAGGACCAAAGTTTTTATTCTTAATAATCTCTAGTTCTTCTTCTAGGCGATCTAGATACTCTTGGTTATTGTCCAAACCACGAGCCTTCAAACCTTCCATAGCAAGTGTTTTAAGTTCTTTATCAGGGTTCTTATACTGTACTGGCAATAGATTTAAACCATCTTTAATATTATAGTCTTCTACCTTATCAGCGATAGCGATAGAGTTGATATACATATCTTCTCTGACAATACCCTGGGATTCCATGGCTACCTTCATCTCGTCATAGGATAGAAGGTGAATATCAAACTTATTAAATGACATTTGTCGGTCTTCGCCATAAAGATAGTCAAGACGCTTCATCATGCCATCTTGCTTCTTTGATTTTTCATATGTTGCATCTTTCTGAACCTTTGTGTGTGAGTTCATAAGCAACTTAAATTCTTGAATTTCTTTTTGTGATTCGTCAACATGGTGACAGTCTGGAGTAACAACAGTTTGAATCTTAAATTCATCAGCCAAATCTGCTAACTGCTTATTTACTTCTGCACCATTATGTGGCATTAACTCCATATAGAAGTCATCGGCAAATACACGCTTAAACCACTCAATATGCTTCTTAGCCTGAGCATACTCACCATGCTCTAATGCTTTTGCAATGATACCACTCAAACATCCAGATAAAACAATAATGCCTTCTGAGTACTTTTCAAGAACTTCAAAGTCAAAGCGTGGCTTATTGAAATATCCTTCAGTCCAAGCGATTTCATTAATCTTGTTTAGATTCTCTAAACCAAGTTGGTTCTTAGCGAGAAGGATAATGTGATTATAAACTAGATCAGTTGGATCAGTGCGTTCTGCCTTTGCCCTCTTATCAAATCTATCAACACAAAAATATCCTTCTACGCCAAGAATAGGCTTTACACCTTTTGCTTTTGCAATTCGGTACAGTTCCCGATGCCCAGATAAGGTTCCGTGATCTGTGATAGCCAATGCTGGCATACCAAGTTCAACTGCTCGGTCAATATATTCTTCTGGAGTAGCAACACCATCAAATAATGAATAGTGTGTGTGTACATGTAAGCCTACGTAGTTCATCTATTACCAGTCTGTGTTTGTTGCAGACGAGGTGCTTGGACCATCAAAGCCCAAATAGAATGCTTCTTGTTCCGCATATGGAATCTTCTTTAGTGCAAGTTCCAATGGAAATGGCTGAACCGCAGACCAATCAAACGGTTCCTTATCTGGAGCAGAAGGAATAAGTGTGTAAGATGTTTCAGTTCCCTGACCATTACGCTTTACCTTCCAAACCAAGTTTGAGATGCTTCCTGTTTCAAGAGCATACTCACGAATAGTATTGAATGCAGACTGCTTGCTAACACCCATTGACCAAATAGCCACATACGGTGCTTCAATGCCATCATCTACAAGTACATTGCAATAGAAACGAAGACGTGCTCTCCAGCCAGCCTTTGGATCCTTACGGTGCATTTCTTCAGCCCAGTCACGGCCTTCAGATTCCATTGTGTCTACAGCCTTACGCTTATAGTCCTTTGGATTTGTGTGTTCCTTGACAACTAGTGCAAGTCCACGAGACTCATTATAGTTTGCTGAGTCTTCATCTAGTTCTTCAATAAAGCGAATCTTTACTGATTGACCATCGGCAAGTTTAAGCCACTTTACCTTTGGTGAGTTTTCGTCATACTTTGGCTTATCAAGCAGGGCATTGATATTCTTGAGTCCCTTTACTACGCTCATTTTTTCTCCTTCGTGTTGTTTATATTAGTTTAGCATAGATGATATAGATTTGTCAAACTGGAATTCAATACCCCTGATTGCATCATCATCCATATCACCAATGTCTTTGTATTTTTTATCTATGTTGATTACGCTAACTAGAGAGCCAAGTTTTTCAATTAACTTGTCTTTCATGATAGTGCCAGCCTCATCATTGTCTGCAACTAGTACAACATTGTTGAAGTACTTTTCTAATAGTTTCATTTGCGATGCAGAAACATTAGCACCCAGAGTTGCAACTGCTGGGAAACCTACTTGGTCTAAGCGGATAGCATCAAAAGATGATTCCACTACATATATAATACTAGAGGTTTTAACTCTGTGCAAGTTAAACAATACTTTTGATTTTGGAAGACCTGGAGTATTTTTAAACTCTTTACCCTCAACAGACCTACCAACAAAACCAATAGTCATTCCATCTGGAGAGTGAACTGGTATTGTTACCATATCTTGTTTCTCTGAATAACCTAAAGAAAATTTCTTAATAGAATCTTCAGTAATAGATCGTCCAGCATAATATCTCATTGCTCTAGGCGACTCAAGTGCTTGATTATTCAAACGCTTAATAAGAACTTCATCATACTGGACAAAATCAGGTGCTGCATACATAGCCTTATTGACTACGGCCTCAATATTAGTTTCTGTCTCTTTACTTTTAATGTAACGAGCAGTTTCAAAATATGATCTGCCAGTAGTAAACATAATGAACTCTTCTAGGTTCTTTGTTGTTTGGCAACCAAAGCAAAAGAATAAGCCACTATCTTTTGCTACTTCTCCTGCAGGGGTTCTACTGTTGTTATGGTAAGGACAATAAACAATAAAGTCATTGCCAAACTCTGCCTCAATCTCAACACCAGCACCGTTTAGAACTCTACGGATCTGTTCTTCGCTATAAAGATTACTTGCCATCTTCAAAGTCCTTATATCTGTAGTAGCCCTTATCAAAATCTACCTGCACTAAGAAGTCACCCATAAAACCATTACGGTTCTTTCTAAATACACATTCAATAATGTCGCTGTTAGTTCCACGACCAAGTGCTAATAGCCAGTCAGCATCGTATGAAATCTGTCTAGACCATGCTGTTTGTCCAAGTGTTGGAGGTGTACTAAGGTCTTTAACATCATCGGGTGTAGCAGATGAGATAGCAATAATAGGTACTTCTTCGCTGATAGACATTAGTTTAAGTTCACGAGAAAGATTCTTCATCTTTACCGTTTCATTGTCAGCCCTCTGGTTTGGACTCATCAACTGAAGGTAGTCAACCACAACAAAGTCTGGCTTATATTGGTCAATCTTTCCACGAATAACAGATGGTGTTACTTCCCCGCCAGAGTCATTTGAGATGATATGAAACTCAGGACGACCTGCAACCTTATTAGCATGCCACTTACGAAGCATATCAATTTCAACCTCACCGTTTGACAACTTGCGATGTGACCAAAGGCCTTCACCCATAATTGCAAACACACGGTTACGAACTTCTGTCTCAGACATTTCAAGTGAGATAATCATTGGCGACTTACCTTGCTTCCATGCCTGCACTGCAAAGTAAAGTGCCATCCATGATTTACCAATACCTGGATAGGCAAGGAATACTCCAAGTTGTCCTGGCATAATTCCTGCAGGAAGATAGTTATCAAATCCTGGTAGACCAGTCTTGATTCCTACTGCACCTAACTCATTTTGCTTCTTAACTCTTTCATAATAAGCAACAGCATCTTCAAGATCAGTAGCATCAATGTCACGGATTGCTGCAGTGTTCTTTTTAAGTTCAGATGTTTTTGTAATTAGTTGCTCTAGTGCTTCTGTTCCATTACCAGTCTGAACTTCTCCAGCAGCATTACGAAGAATATCTTTTAGACTATCGTTTAGGTATTCTGTCTGTAGTTCTGCTAGATGGTGTTTGGTTGAACCAACACCTGGAACTGGTTCAAAGTCACGAAACTTTTCTCTAACTAAGTCTGCTGGAGGAAGTGCTTGATTGTTTTCAGAGTAAAGACGGATGAAGTTCCAAATGTCATTGTGTGTCCGTAACATTGTCTCAACATTTGCCTGAAGAAGAACATGGATTTGTTTGTCCTCTAAAACTGCGCTAATTAACTTTGACTCTGTATTATTCACTCAACCACTCCTTAGCCATTCGTCTGCGCTCTGCTCTCTCTTTTTTGTCTTGCTC